CATAATTAACCTTCATTTAATTGTCGCGTGATTACTTCGAGTAGTATGCGTTCTTTTTTTTGTTCGAGTGTGCTGGCGGCTAACAATTCTTCAAGCTGCGCTCTAAACGGCTCGAGGGTATCATCGTCTCCCCACTCAGCATCAATAAGCGCGATAGCCAGCTTATAATTATCGATGTTAATCTGATGGTATAAAACTTCTTTTTCGCGGTGCTCTTTAGCAGCCCTTAGGGCGGTTATTTTCTCGTTGTCCATGCTTACCCCTTAAGCGATATTTATAATCGCCGTACCTGCCCCCGCAGCGGGGAATTGAATGATAAAGTCGCCACTGGTCGAAGTTTTGTCCGCGCCGAAGGCTAAAACCACTACCGCCTTGTTCGAGTTGGTGCTGTTGTATATCAACGCGCCATTCGCTGTGATGGTAGAAGCCGACCAAGTAACATCGGCAAAATCAGTGTAGCCGGTTGTGCCGGAAGTCGTCGGTGTGACATTGGTCAGGGTAGCCCCGCCGGTCGTGTAGCCATTGCCGTTAGCCACTTCGTTAGTGGCAGAATAAGCCGTAGTCGCCGCACTCATCGTAGCCGCGCTTGTATACAAGGCGATCTTGAAGGCGTTGCCGGAGCCTGTAGTGAAATTGTGCGTAGCAGTCATCAGCTCCGCTTTGAACGATGTGCACATTGCTTGTGTAATAGCCATGATTACTCCTTAAGGTTTCAGTAATGGGATGATTTCAGGATGCCCGGCTTCACGCAAGCGGTTAGCCACGGTCGTATTGTGCGAGTTAATAGCTTCGTACATATAGAACACAAGCAAATGCCGGATATTTTCTTGAAATTCATGTGCCTGGTCGCGCAGCAAGGGGTGGGATTTATCCCCAACATTTATAATCCGCGCCAAGGCGCGTTCTGCGACTTCTTCCGGTGTGCATCCTCTACCGTGCGTAGTCACAACAGTCACGCCGCCCACTTCTGCATTAGTTAAAACTGATAAGCCCATCTTATACGCTCCTTATTAGTGCGGAATCCGCTGTATTGGCCGGTAGAGTGACAGTTAAAGTCTGACTCGTTACGGTCTTATCCGCCCCGAAGTCTAACACTGCCACGCTCTTGTTTGATTTACTCGTATTATAAATTAATGCCCCCCGGCAGGTAAAAGTCCCCGTCCAAGCTAGGTCGTTGAACGATATATACACCTGCCCTATAGAACTTGAATTAATAGTTACATTCTCACACGTCTTGCCGCCTGTGGTATACCCATTACCATTAGGCACCTCGTTTGTGGCAGAGTATTCGGTAACCGTTAACGGCAGATCGGCATCAGCCGTATAGAGCGCTAGTTTCAGCACGTCTGTACTTAGGTCATGAACCCCTTGGTACAACTCCTTGCGGAAGGAAAAAGTCTGCCCTTGTCTTATCATTGTACCGGCATCCTTACTTGACCGTTACGGTAGGAGTCTCGGCGGTCTTTGCCATCACCCAATTGTTTCAACAAGCTCAACGAGTGCTGCCATAATTTCTCGTACTGCGCGATCACGTCCGGCTCACCCTTCATGTAAGTGTACGCCTCAACCAATGCGCCATAGAGCAGCGCTGTATCGAAGTTATCACCTAACCAGGAAGTCCCCGCAGTAACGATAGACTCGGGGTAATAGAAGTAGTGAAGCTCAAGCGTGTAATCATCGTCAGGAGTCGGGCCAAGGATAAAGGATAGCTCGTCAGTATCAGAAGAATTAGGGCCGAAGATCGCATAATATTCAGGGAACCCCGTACCTGTGGAGCTAGGATACGATTCCCGGATGAAGTTCACATCCTTATTCAGCAAGTAGTGATAATCATCGTTCGCGGCTACGACCGCAAGGGAATGAACCGCGAGAAAGTCGGTGGGGCAAGACACGTACTTATTACTGGGGGTTGCCGTACCTGTAACATTCTTACGCAAGGCAGGTAGCTGCACCGTATTGTAGATACGCTGTTCCGCGTTCATTACGAACTGCGCTATTTGATCGGCAGTCGTTACGCTACCTACACTCTCAGGGAAAGAGTTTTCACAATACGCCTTGATCTGCGCCGCTAATTCACTGTAGTTCATTTATTAACCCATCGGGCCGCGAGCGGTTATGCCTTTAACCGCCGCCCCTGTCCCCCGCACTTTGATGCCTTTAGTCTTAACCTCGGTGTTCGCTGGGTCGCCTACACTTACGCGCATGGCTGGGTCGCAGTTCTTTACTTCAGAAGCTTTCGCCAAGTTCGGGTCTTTTACCTTAGCCATTATTTACCCCCCGTTTGAAACGCTACCTTAGCCAAGCCGCGTCCTACGGCTTTCATTTTCTCAGTAGTTACGCCCCCGGATTTATTCTTACCGCGATATAAGCCTACCTTCACGCCATCATTCTTTAGGTTTTGCCCTTCGGTCTTACCTTGCTTAGCTGCGCCGTCAATACTAGCCATGATTGCTCCTAAGTAATTGTTATAGTTACATCGCTTACGGTAAAAGTGGTTACTAAATCATTGGGTGTAAGCACCGCGTCTGCCCCTCTCGAACCCCCTACCGGCTGCCAACCCCATTGAATTATCCGGTACCCGTCACTAGGGTAACCATTATTATACACCCCCGCAGTGTAGGAAGGCGTATCAGGTCTCGGGTCTCTTACCGCCTGCGGATCGTCTATAGGATACATCCCCACTAGCAATTGAGGTTGGTCAGGGTCCCAACATTCAGGGCAGCACAAGATATTAGTCTTTTTCAGCTTTATTGTAAGCGCTCTGAGTTTCTTTAACGGGTATTGCTGTCCGCACCTATCGCATATGGATATCGAGTGCTTGCCTGATGCGAACCTATTAGGCATTATCTGTACATCATGTTGCGTGGCACGAAGCGTACCGGGGCTTTATCTCTATCCTCGTCCGCCGCTAACTGCCATTGTTGTTCGTATTCTTGTTTAAGCATCCCTAGCCGTTCACCGCCCTCCGGCAATTTCTGCGCGAGGTAATAGGCTAACCCTGCAACGAGGCAGGGTAGGAATCGGAAGGGTATTTCTTGGTTGAACGCCCCGCCTTCCCCCGCGTCCTGCATACGTTTCATGCGGTAATAGATCAAAGTATATTGGGCATCAGGAGCGTTAGGCGTGGGCCATATATACACGCAGGGCAGGTTTTGCCGTGTTATCGCCGCACCTGTTAAGTGCGCTGCCGCCGTTGTGCCGTTCTGCCCTCTCGCGCAATTCTCGAGGTTATCCCCCGTAATGTTGGCGTAGCTAATTGTCTCGCTACCGATCTTAATGAACCCTGAGGAAGGTAGCTGACTAGCGCCCGACACGGTTATTGTTGTTGCGGAAGCCGATATGCCGCCGTCTAGGGTGGCGGTCGTAGTGTATTCTGTACCGCTCTGCCGGTTAACCCATAACTGCACAGGTCTACCCGTAGTTAATTTGTTCGGGATTGTGATATAGGTCGGCTCAGCAATACGTGTAATGTTTATGTCAACTTGATTGTTACCGCCCGGATACTGCCTAATGACGGTATCAAGCAAGTCGACGGTATCCGCAGGTAGCGGGTACAAGCCTTGCCCTGTAGTCAAGGCTATCTGCCCTTGGTCTAACGTCCAAAGGTTAAGCCCCCTGTTAGCCCACTCAAGCATCAGGAGATTCAAAGAACGGCGGGCAGTTCGCAGGTCATACCCCGATCGTAACTCCGAACCACACCGTTCAAAAGCTTCCTCAACTAAGTTATTCAGGTCTAAATTGAACGTCGTGGTTCCGGATGTAGTCATTATTTAATACGCCCTTTGGTTTTACCGCGAATCGCTGCGCCGTCTATTTTACCGCCTTTTTTGTAGCCTGCCGGAGCCATTGGAGAACTACGAGGCGAATTAGGCACAAAATTAACAGGGGCGGCAGCGCCAGGAAGAGGTCGGTTAACCATAGGCATATTGGTACGTACCCTATCGGCAGGTTCAACAGGTGAGGCGCTTACTGGAGCATTGGATACACGCGGCGAACTTTCGCGGAAAGGAGAATTGCCTACAAACCTAGCACCTCCTCGCACATCCCCCGCTCGTCCTCCGTCTGCCATCCGTTTAACCTTGCCGCCCTTAGCCATCTTCTTCACCTTACCGCCGCAGTTCATCCCTGCGTAGGTTTCCTCGGGCAACTCGCCGGACTTTAGCTTCTCGCCTCGGGCTTTCAAGGATTTCGCAGAACCCTTCTCGCCTTCGGCTTTTTCTTTCTTGGCATATTGCGCCGGAGTCACCGCACCTTTCTTCACTGCTTTGGCTTCGGCTCTTTCTTCTGCGGGGGTGTCATCCCCCCGAAACGCACGTTTTTTCATGGTATCACCCGTAAATAACAGTTATCGTTGCATTGGACAGCGTGCCATGTAGAGAAGTCTGACAGCGGATACCTTCCCCCGCAAAGTTGAGGGAGGTGCTACCTGCTGCGGCGGGGGCGGTGAAGGAAAACTTAGTCGTGCCGGTCGAACCCCCATCCTTAAGTACAACAGTCCCGCCGGAAGCGTAAGAAATCATAATACCCTTCACCCGTACCGGCCCGGCTACAATATCGCCGGTCGAAGTCAGTTGCGCGGCGCTAACATCGTATTGCATGGCTACTCCTTTGGCTTACCTTTGGGGGGCTTAGGTTTCGAGTCTTGCTTCTTTAGGGGCTGCCCGTGTTCGTCCAGCCCTCGGCGCGCTAGTTCTTCCTTGCTAGGAGGTAATAGTGGTATGTCCATAAGCCACCTTACGCGCCTGATATAGTAGCGAGCGTGTCGCAGCGCAGCCAATTTGTACCGTCTGAAAAGGCCAGCACCGGATTACCTCCCGCGCCATCAGATACGTAAATTAATGTGCCTGCGATACTCGTAGCCGCCGGAGCCGTCACCACCGTATAAGTTGTCACACGCGCCAAGCCTGTTAAATTACCCGTGACATTACCTGTGAACCCATTAGTGGCTACCACTGGCCCTGAAAACGTAGTTGTTCCCATCGTTGCTTGCTCCTATGTCCGTTTGAAGGGGCAGCCTAAGCCGCCCCACTTTACTTAGCCTTGCGAGCCGTAAACGCCTAATGGGTCAGAAAACCCGAAGGAATAACGCTCTCTCGCACGATAACGAACGTTGCCGGTATCGAAGTCGCCCTGCATGTCGGTTTTCATCGCCGCACGAACAAAGTGTTTCAAGCCGTTAGGGATGTCCGTCAACAGGAACCAAGCGTCAGGGTCGGTCAAGAAGTGATTGATCGAATAACCGCCAGGAATCGAGCCGTTGTTGTTCAGAGCATTCAGGTCGTTATCTGCGGTGCCAACACGCAATTTTGTGTCGAGCAAGCGGGTGGCAACGAACTGAAGCGCGGAAGGGATAATGAGTTTTTTAGGTTTGGCCGCAATCAGCAAGCCTTTCTCATCCGTCCATGCCGCGATCTGAATAACCGCGTTCTCAAGCGAGGTTTCGTTCAGGTCGGTTGGTGTAGTAGGAACGTTGCTGTTCGTACCGCCATTAACTAAAGGATGCGAAGCGCTGAATAAACTCACGCCGTCACCGCCCGCGAAGGCAGAGTCAAAGCCGTTGTTCAGCACGTTAGCGCCTTTAACCTGTTTGGTGTACGCCATAGCGCGAGCCAAGGCTTTCGTGTAGCGAGTGGCCACCGAGTCATACAGGTTATCTTCCATCGCCTCCTCAGTAATAGCGAAGCCGAGCGCAATGGTCTCGTGGTTGTAGCGCGCCGTCCAGGCTTCTTGCCCGCCATCATAAGTGATGGCCGAGCCTTCTTGCTTGACCGGTGCGGCGGACATACCCGCCAATTTAACTTCTTCCTCGAAAGAACGTTCGGAGGTTTCAGTTTCGTAAATTTCCTTGTGTTCCTCGCCGTAACGCGCGTACTCAAGGCCGAATAACCCATTTAAGCCCGGTAACAGTTCTTTTAGCTGCTGGGCACGTGAAATAGTTGCCATGTTTTAAGCTCCTTATACGCCTGTCGCGTTATCGTACTGGTGCATACCAGCATTCCATTTAACCAACACCTCTTGGTAGCCTGTAAACGTCAAGGTAACCGTACCTGAAGCCGAAGCATTGGCAGACAGGGTAAGAGAAGTGCCCGAGATCGCCGCAACGGAAGTGCCTGCATCGATGCCAGTGCCGGTGATGTCCATGTACTTCAGGATATTGGCGTTGGCTGCGGACAAGGTGACTGCGGTACTGCCGCTAGTCGTGGTCGCTGTAGCAGTGGTTGTTTTCTTCGATTCGTCGAGCACGTCAATAACCCTCACCGGCAGAGTATTGGTCGTCGCAGGGGCGTTGATAGCCACTTTAGAGTCGCCGGTATTTGTAGAGCCAGCATTCTGAACCAACGCCGCGTTGTTGCCGACCATAGTACGCCCGAACGCTGCGATCGCCGTTGTAGCGGATACAACCGCCACTTTAAACAACAATTGAGGGTCGTCAGCTACGATTGCCATAGCATCAGAGGCCACCGTGCTTGCTGGCCAGTATTGAGTCTGCAACCATTGTTTAGTAGTTGGGTTAGTAAACTGGCAGCCGAGAAACACGCCTACCGGCGTTGCTGTAGCAGTGCCGGTGTCTTTAACGAGTGTACCGTCCGTAGTCCGTTTGACCACATCACCAAAGAGTAAGTCTGTCGCGTAGCCGGAGGCGATAGGAATCATACGAGTCGAACCCGCATACACCCGCCCGCCCAATAGCTGCACAGGGATTAACCCATAAGGTGCTGAAACTGTTGGATAAGCCATTTTTAAAAGCTCCTAATTAATTGATTACTGTCCTATTTTGACCTGCGTTTTATTCTCCCTAAACAAGGGCATACGCGAGTCATTCTGTTTCATTAAATTCTGGTCTACCGCTCTGGTTTGGTCGAGCGTCTTTGATCTATAGTACGCCGTGCGTTGTTGGCCGAACTCAACTGGCCGTTTGCACAACACTAACCCGCCGAACTCGATCGTTCCTGATACACTTCTGGCATTAGAACTGAAGTGCATAGCCGCCCGGGGCTGCTCCTCCGACGACACAGGCTCCCACCCTTCACGCGCTTTAGATGACATATTCTTAGGGTCTGCACGCCCTGCGGCTTCCGCCCGGCACCATCTAACCTCATATCCCGGCATCTCCTCAATCTCCGGCAGTAGCTCCGGCGGTGTCCACGATGTAGGGCGAGTGTTGTTGTCACGTGCCGCCGCTTCGCGTGAAGCGCGCACATTTGTTGGCTTGATTTTAGATGTGTCTTCAAGCTCGTCTGTGAATACGTTGTCCGCCATCTTAGCGCCCCTCCAATTTGAGAACTTCTTTGACATACTGTTCAGGTGTTAAGCCTGTTTTGTGTATGACCTGCATTTGAGATTGAGTAAGTCTGATCTGCTTCGGCGCTGTTGAACGGGTTGCGGATGCAACAACCGTTGCCGGTTTACGGAGGGTTTGGGTTCCGGCGGGTGCTTCGCTGCGGGATACCCCAAAGTAGTCGGGGAAGTCCTGCCGCATCTGCTTATCTATATTTCTAAAGTAGTCGTCCGAACCCGCATAGGCTTCGCCGTGTTTGGCAACTAGCACTTGGTGATGTGCCATCGCTAACCGGGACATATCTTCTTGTCGACCGAACCACTTGTTTCTGCTCATCCATTCTTGCGTTTTGGGGTCAAGATTGGGCTTATATGAGTGCTGTTCTACACTATTTTCATCCGGTTGTAAAGCCGGTTTAAAATTTGCTGCGCGCTCGTGTTTTATCGTCGCTTCGTTGAACGTTTGCTGCGCTTCGATCAGCCGCTCTGGGTCACCCGTCTCGTGCGCCGCCATCAGGTTACGCTTGGCTGCCTCCAAGGCTAATTGCGACGCTACCTGCACCGTCTGAATGTACTCGCGCTCACCTTCGGTCAAGGTCTTTTTGAGCCTGCGATTCTCCTCGATGAGGTTCTTAGTAGCGTTGATCGCTTCAAACCGCTCGCGCTCCGCAGCCTCCTTAGCCCGGCGCTCGTCATGCCACACTTTCTTCATTTGTGACATGCGGTTCTTGACCTCGCCCTCGTACTTACTCAGGTCGTCATTCTCTAAGTCCTCAACGATGTCCTCCGGCATAGGCTCACGGCCTCTGTCCTCCTCGGGGGTATCGTCCTCGACAATTACCTCGAAGTCATCATCCTCCGGCAGATCGTCCGGGTTCTCGTAATTATGTGGTTCTAGTGCTGACATATTACTCTCCTTTATTTACGTCTAATGCCGCGAGGGTCTTGCACCACGGCCTCGACTGAGTCATCGTTGATTATCCGCATCTCCACGCCGTGAATGACAAGCCTTGAGCCTGCATGGGGTCTCACCAACACGAAGTCGCCTTCTTTACACCACGGCCCTGTGGGGAACTTGTCCTTGTCCTTATAGCAGTCCGGCCCCTGTTTAAGCACGAACAGTACGGTAGTCAGCACCTCCTCATTCTGCCGCGTCATGTCGGCCTTAATAAGCCCGCTCTCGTACTTCTCCTCCATCTCGGGGATAGCGCAGAGCATCCTATAGCCGGATGGCTCCGGCATCTGCGTGGCCTTCTTTGGTGCGTTGGTATCACTCATCGTTGTGGTTCTCCTGTCGTTGTATGATCTCGTCCAAGGCTTGCAAGGCAAACTCTAGCCCCTGCAACTGCCCGCATATATATTTGTACCCGTCCCAACCATCGCAGCCGCCGGTAGCCAGGGCGGTCACAAGCCCGTCCTTACGCTCATTTATCTCTTTTTTTAGCCACTGTATCTCCGTCATTTGCCGCCCCTTTGTCTGTTGTCCCTACCTGTTACGCTCTTTATCACGTCCGCACGTTGTCTACGGCGGTTAGCTTCGTCCTGCATCTTGACCTTGCCGACCTCGATGCCCAACTTAACACCCGCCGCTTGCTGCTTAACCACCATGTCCTGCTTGTCTCGGGCTACCTTCGCTCCAATCTGCGCCCCAGCGGTCTGCGCTTGCAAGGCTATGCGATCTTTCTCAACCTGTAACTGATCCGCCTTAGCCGCCGCGTCCAGCACCATTTTTTGTTTCTTGATCTCTAAGTCCTGCGCTTTAAGCTGTAGCTCCTGCGCCTGTAACTGAATGAGCGGGTCTTGCTGTTGCTGCTGCGCCTGTTGCTGTTGCGCTTGCTGGCTATGTCCTTGGAGTAGCTGTTGCGCCGCCTGCGCCGCCAACTGGGACACTTGGGTCTCCATTTCTGGAGTCATTTTGTCGTCCTCATCCGCGTCTTGGTCGTCCGGGTCAGGCAGTGACAGCCCCATCATAGCCTCCATCTCTTTGCGGTAGCCCATCGCCAAGTGCTCGGTCAAGTGCGACATAGCCGCCGCCATTATCTGCGGAGCCATAGGGTTCTGCTGCATCATCCGCTGCAACAACGGGTCTTGTATAGCCGCCATATGCACCGCAATGTGCGCCTTGTGATCTTGATACAGGAAGGCTTTAACTGGCTGCATGGTGAGCAGCCGCTGGTTCTCGGTTATCGGGTCTTGAGGTTTGGCATCCTCCGGCAGTTTGACAAGTTTGTCGGCTTCTTTTATGCCTAACACATTGAGCATCTGTCTATGCAACAGCGGCAGGTTGTATAACTGCGGGGCCTGGGCAGCAAGCTGCATGGCCGCCTGATACTGCACCACTTTTTGTGACATGGTAGCGGCATTAGGGTCTGAGACAGGCAACACCTCGCACATGTCATAGTCCGCTTGCTTCGCTCTTCTGTCGCCTATGTCCGGCTCGTAGGGGTAGGCCTCCGGCAAATAGTCGCGTATCACCTCTTTGAGCAGTTTCAGCTCCATCCGCAGCGAATAGTGTACCCGCGCCTGTACCGCGCTCATTACCTTAAGGGTGCGCTCTAGTATGGCTAAGGTTGTACCCACCGGCGCTTGGGCGCTCATGTCGCTGACTTTTAAGTCCGCCGCGCTGGCGAACCTCCGCCCTTCTTCGACGATCGTCCCTAAGAGCGTCATCAGCACTTGACTAGGCTCTTTATAAGGCAAGGGCATCACGTTGTCGCGCAGCGTGCCGCTCGCTATGTCCACATCACGGAACTCTCCAGGGGATATAGGTGTATCGTCGCCTTTGATGCGTAGCCCCCGGGTTTTTAACCCGCCAGGCAGATTACTGAGTGTGCCTGCATCGACCAACTGCCGCACTAATGACGTACTGGACTTAGCGAACGCGCCAACTAAATGTATCAGCCCGAAGCAATAGAACCCAAAGCCCGGCACGTAGCCATAGTGCACGAAGTGCATCCTACGCTTCTTAAGCTCGTCATTAGGCCGCCAGTTACGCCGTATCGCCAGCACATCGCCCGAACTCTTGTCTATCGTCACGATATAGGGCAGGGCTATGCCTGTGGGTTTGCCGTCCTCATCTTTGTCCTCGTAGCCTGGCAGGTCAAGGTCGACCTGCATCTCGAGCAGCCGGTAACGGTCATCGTGCGTGGCCCGGAACCCCATCTGCTCGGCTATCTTCTTCTCAACGTCGTCCAGCACTGTCGATGGGTCACCAAGCTCGATGTCACGATAGAAGCCCTCGACCTGTAGCCGCCGCAGCTCATTGGCCGTTTTGCGCAGAATGTGCGTCACCCGTGGGGAAGTCTCTAAATTACTCGCCCCATAAGGCACGACGACGTCCTCTGCGGGGGCGAACAGCGACACCTCACGCCCTAAATTAGGGTCAAAGTAAATCTTCTTGAAGGCATTGCCGGACAGCCCTAAGCCCCATATCATGCGCTCGTGCTCTGCACGGTACTCAGTCATTACAGAGGTTATCCTATAGTTCATATCCTCCTGCACACGCGCAGCGGCGTCACGTTTCTCAGGAGTCTCGCGCCCCACGATCTGCGTACGCACCGGCCCCGATGCGGGTAACGTCTCCATGACGGTCTCTGCTTGAAACTTAACCAGGGCTTCGGTCAGCAACGGATGGTACACGCCGCACGCACCCTCCCACGGCTCCGATCTGTCCTCCATCTTCATCCCTAGCAGCTCTAACCCATCGACGTATGTTTGTATCCACTCCCGCCGAGACTGCACGTCGTTGTCGTAGTCCTCGAGCAACTCACTCGCAAGCCTGCCCATCTCCTTCTCGTCCATGTACTCGGCAAGATTGGCATCAAAGTCAGCATCACTTGGGGGCGCATCACCGAACTCAACCAACAGCCCTTCGTCCTCGTCACCTATTAATATGGCATCGGGGTTGTCGATAATTATCTGTAGCACCTGCGCTTCATCGTCTGACATAGGAGGACTCATGTCCTGCGCTTGGGGGTTGTATAAGCCTTTCTCAATCATTTTTGTCCTCTGGGGTCATGGGGTTAGTAGTATGCCGCTTTGCGTGGGGATTGTAGGGCAATGTCCTGCTCATCGGAGTTAAGCTGCACGAAGCCGCCCTTGCGATACCTTAATAAGGCTTGACTGACAGTATCCACAATATCATCGTGTTCTCCGGCAGGGAAGCTCGCCACTTCTTCGATCACCATCTCAGCCCAGTTACGGTTCGGTGCCCACACAGCGCCGCTTGAGAATATGTCCGCAACGGCGTTGAGACGGGCTATCTTATCCGCCCCCCGCGAGGGCGTGAACTCCTGCACTGGCAGCCCCATGCGCCGCAACTCGAAGATTAAGGGGCTACCGGCGGCTTTGGCCTCTACTATAATGGCATCAGGTTGCCAATCTTTATACATCTGCTGCGCCTTGAGTTTGAGGTCAGGGAACTCCCACCGTCCTTTGATGGCATCTAATAAGATGATATTGGGCTTAAGGTAGCCGCCATCGTCGCGGTAAAACACCCCCCAAGTGGTGCAGGCTGAATAGTCCGCACGTTCGGTAGCAAGGAAGGCCGTATCCCACGACTGCATAATAAACTCGCACTGGGGAGGCGTGTCCGGCTCCCACCGCTGCCACCACTCTCTTTTAATTATGGCCGCCGACTCCGAGACGGGGTTCTGAAGATACTGCGCACTCCACCGCGATAGCGGCAACGAGGCACGAAGGGCTATTAGCTCCTCCTTACTCCAAAACTCAGGCCATAGTGGCCTATCGTCCTCAAAAAGGGCAGGGAACTCTATTATCTCCCACTCATCCCCGCCACGCTGCACCGAGTCTTTGAGCAACCGGCCTGTTAAATCTCGCTTCGACCATCGAGTATTGACGACTAAAATAGACCCATTGGGCTGTAACCGCTGGCGGGGGCCGGTCATGAACCACTCATACACCTTATCGTATATGTCTGGGTTCGACTCGGCAATGATGGCCTCCTGTTCAGAGTGCACGTCGTCAAGAATAAGTAAGTCTGCGCCTTTCCCCGACACGGAGCCGGATACGCCGATCGCAAAATATGTGCCGCCGTGGTTAGTGCCCCACCTCCCCGCAGCTTTTGAGTCAACCTGCAACCCCACACCAGGGTACACCGATGCATAGGTGTCTGTATCTATTAAGTTTCTTACCTTACGCCCGAAGCCCATAGCTAGTTCGGCAGTGTGCGAGGCTTGTATGACTTTACGGTGTGGGAACCGCCCTAGATACCATGCAGGGAGGAGGTATGAGGCAAATTCGGACTTCGTATGTCTCGGTGGTAAACAGATTATCAGCCTTTTACACGTGCCGTTGGCCACACGCTCGAACGCATCGGCCATAATCTTATGGTGACGGCCTGCTATGAACTCCGGCCACATGCGCTCTACGAACGCAAGGAAGCTAGTCTGAGCTTTTTCTTTGCCTTGCAGTCGTTCTAGGGCTTCAAGCTCTTCAAATAGCCGTACCTGCTCCGCTTCGGTCAGCAAGTGCAAATTATTCAGCACATCTTCGAGGTTCATAAGGCTTTACGGCTCTTGGTCGATGATTACGCCCAACTCTTCATCTAAATCGTCGAGTTTAGTGGGCACCGCGCGGGGTTTAGCCGCTATAAGGCGCTGAATTTTAGTCTTTATGGCATCCTCAAGCTCGGTCGACGACTTATAATTGACGGTGACCGAGCTACGCTCGGTGAAAAGGGCTATGTCTGAGTGCTTCCCTAGCAGCTCGATGGCCTTCAGTTCGTGTTTTATGTCCCCGCAGTTGGCAATCTCAAGCAATTTATTGGTCAGCGCAGCGCGCACCTCCGCAGCGTCGACGGCTAACTTAGCAGAATAGGCGCGAATGAACTCCCTAGCAGCAAACGCTACCGCTGGAGTCTTTAGTTGTTCGGGGTCTTGGGCTTGCATAGCCGTTTTGAACGCCTCTATAGCACCAGGGGCATCAACTTCGGGGGGTAGTATCTTCCCATCGCTCAAGGCATCGAGCATATCTATAGTGCTAGCGGCAACATGCACAGCATCGGAGAACGTAGCAGGCTTCTGGGGCTTAAGCTCGTATGGGGGCATGACCCCAGGCTCGGGTTGTATAGGTATAGCCATATGCTTGGGTATGGTACGAGGCGGGTTTGAGCCGCGATTCGGCAGAGTGTAAAGGTTGTAGGGAGTAAATGCAACAGTGTTGCATTTATAGGGTGTGTACCCCCGGCACAGCCGGTATGGTACCTAATTAGCAAGGGGGTGGGTTTGCTGGACACGACTTGGCGAAGGGCTGGCAGAAATCGCACGGGGGAGGGGGTGGGGCATAGAGGGTCACGAGATAGCCCTCGACGTGGGATGGCTAAACACAAACCATGTAGCTGGCAGTGTCAACCTAAACTGAAACTACGCGGTGTAATGTAGGCTTTGTCAACCTAAACTGAAACTTGGCGGTGTAATGTGCGGAACAGTGATATAGGGTTATAGAGCGATAGGGGTGGTTTTAGGGGGGTGGGGGTGTGCCACCTACCTCATTATCTCAGTCTAACCCCACCCCTACCAGGTTTTGTCGTCGATTTTTTATCGGCGAAGCCGATCTGGATAGATTTCGAGCGAAGCGAGAAATTTTATTTTTGAGGGCCGGGCTGGCACTGATCGATTCCAACCCAGCTACTCCAGCCCAGCCCACTACTCCCAGCCAGCCCACTACTCC